TCCATTTATTTGTTTCCTAATAGGAGCAAAACAGGTTTGAATACAAGAAGCAATTAAATTAAAATAACATTCGTTTGTTTTATCTTGTTCCTTCATTTATAAATTTTAAGCTGATAACATTTTGCTAATGCTATATGATAATAATATTGTGATCTTTTATATTTTTCTTTAAATTCTTCCTGTGTATGAGTTCTAGCATGCTCAATCATCTCGGCTACTCTTCCTACTTTCCTTTCTTTGCGTGGATCGTAATCAATTCCGTAAATATCTCTAAACCAAAATTGTACTGCTGTTTTTGTAACACCAAAATGATCTGATATTTTATTTATAGACGCTTTCTGTTCTTTAAATTTATCAAGTTGTTTTATGCCCCCCTTGTCTTTATATTCAAATTTAGTTCTGTTCATCATATAGTTATATTATACACCTATTCTAAAAATAAGTAAAGTTGATAACACGTTGATAACTTTTATTTTTTAATTATTTCAAAAGCCTCTTCTTTTATATAAATCGTTTTACCTCCAGCAAATTCTGCTTCCCAAGCTAAAACATTTCCACTATCACTTCGCATTTCTTTTTGAAGCATTTTATCGAGATTGTCTAACCGCAATTTATAACTTTCTTCGTTATCAATATTTCTATAATAAATTCCAACTACACCTTCATTATGTAATTGCTTATATGCTTCTGGGTTTAAAGACCAAGCATCAAACATTCTCATCTTGTCTTTATTTCTTAACTCTCTACAAAAAATCTTTTGATCTTTTTTATTTGTTTTGATAACTCCATGAAACTTTTTGCCTTGTGGCGTATCAACATAAATCATTTTTTTCATACTTTTTTTATTATTTAATTATATTCAATATCATCAATCGGATTACTTTCTTCTTCGCTGTTATCTGTTTCCTTGTTGCTGATATTTTGATTTTCAATTTTAGCTTCTCTTAGATAACAATTATATTTTTCCATATTCTCATGAGTAAAGAAATCAAAATTAACATTGCCTGGTATTCCGTGCCTAACCTTTTTAACAAAAGCTGTCATCTTTGTATTATCGTCTTTCATACGTCTTAACCAAATACCAACATCAGCTATTGCAACTAATTCGCCTGCCCCTTTGAAACTCATTATATCGTCAATGTCTTTCCGCCTTGCTTCCTCATTACTTATCTGGCTGACTCCAATTACTGCTACTCCAAGCTCTCTTGAAAACATCGCAATCTGTTGTGACACATCTGCCATTCTAGCATACAAATCTGTTATATGCGGATTAATAAGTTGAATATAATCTATAACAACTACATTGCTTTTATTCTGTCTTTTGTGTTTTTGAATTAAAACCCTCATCTGGTCAGTTCTAAAAACATTATCATATACTTGCAAATCGTAATCAGCTATCTTACATTTTAAAAGTTCTATTCTATCTAACATTGTTTCATTTTCAATATTACCTTTTAATAACATCATCTCTGATATGCCTGTCTTGCAACCAATCATTCTTAAAATGTTTCTTGTAGCAGAATTTTCTGTTGAAAATAATATAGGTCTAGCACCATTCTCCATCATGCCCATTAACATATCCAGAGTAAAAAATGTTTTACCTGTTCCACTAAATCCGCCTATTATCCAGATATTAGGGATCATTAATCCTTGCGTTATTCTATCCAATTCTTTAAAACCTGTCTTATAAGCAGAAAATTCATTATTCTTAAACTTCTTCATTTCATCTTCTAACTTTGTTATTAGTTCGTCAGATCCTGGGGTTTCTTCAATTGTCTTATTTAAATAATCATTAGATATTTTAAAAACTTCATCATTGTACTCGTTCAATACTTTGTCTGTGTCATCTAAATCAGATTCATATGCTTTATCTTTAACCTTTTCACAAGATATTATTATCTTTCTTAACGTTGCTTGATTTTGAATATTTTTTGCGACATTAATTAATCCAGATCCTGTTATAACAGTGTTAACTAATTTTACTAAATAAGTTCTTCCGCCAATATCTTCTAATTGTTTTTTTTGTTCTAACTTACCAGACACAGATATAATATCTATATCCTTATTTCTTTCAAATAAAAATTTTATGGTAGCAAAAATAGTTTGATGATTTTCAAAATAAAAATCTTCAGCATTAACAATACTAGCAACATCTAAAAATTTAATCGTACTTCCAACTAATCCGCCAAGCACTCTTTGTTCATTTTCTAAATTATAGGGTTGTGGTTTATTTTCTATATCCATTTGCTTTCATAATATTTATAAAAATTTTGTTCATTTGTTATTCGGAATACAGAACTGAAAGGAATATATTCTTCATTGATAACAAAACTATTTTGATCATCGTTCTTAGCATCTAAAACAGCTTTGTACTGTTCATTGCTTATCTTAATAAATGTTTTATCTTTTAGAATTATATACTTCATTTTATTACTGTTAAGCCACCAGACTTGTTAGGCTTTAAATTAATAAATTGTTCAATACGTTCTTCTGTATGAAAGAACCACGCAACACCTCTAGCACTATTATTCTTCATCCACCAAGAGTCTTTAGAAAAATTATTGATGGCTGTTTTAAGTTCATCCTCAGAAAACTCCAATAGCCGACTAGCAATCTTCTTTTTAGACCCTTCTGTTAATCTAGACCCTTTATGGATTTTTAATTGATATAGGGTATATATATTATTTAGTTTAGTTTTATTTAGTTTAGTTTTATTTGCTTCGTTTGCTTCGTTTGCTTCGAGCACTGCTTCATTTTGCTTCGAACGAACTTGCCCAGATTTTAAACCACCTATTCTACCAGCCATAGATTTTTTCTGATAACATTCAGTTATTTGTTTAATATTAGTTAAAACTCTATTAGACCAAATGAAGTTTTCATCTTGATCTAACAATAAATAATCTTTAAGCATTGCTTCGATTTGCTTCGTTAACAAGATTTCATCAATTCCTATGTCAATGCTTATAGCGTAGTAAAGTTTTGGAAACTTTTTTAACTTTCCGCCCTGTTCGTGCATTATTTCTGTCAATTTACAATAAACTCCATACCCTTCATTTCCAAATTCACTACATAAAGCAACAATTTTAGGGTCTCTTCTGGCATAAAAATCATGAGAATAATAATTTGGTTTTATAGATGTACTCATATGTTCATTTTAGTTACAAATTCTAAATATTCTATTAATTCTTTAAATTCTTCAGTTTTTTTAAATTCGTCTCCACAAACATTAATAAGACTATCTATCTTTTCTTCTAGTTTAATTGCTAATTCTTTTTTTGTATCAAAAGAAAACTGTTTAATTATTTGTAACGTTACTATATATTGCTCTAATGCAATTCTATCACCACTTGAATTTATTTTATCCATATTTTTAAAATATATTAAAACACAAAAAGCTGATAATTGCCTCTCTTGGTAACATCGTCAAATGCACCACCAAGGTTTGCAATTACCAGCCTTCTATATTCTAATTTTGACGATGTTTTTTGATGCATAAATTTATTCGTTACTTTAATTATATATTATTTTTTTAAAAAAGTCAAGTGTATTAATCTATATCCGATCTGTCAATTTCAACAGTTACTTTAAGAGGAACTTCTGTCAAAGCCATTAACGCAACTATGTTTTTAACTTGGTCTGCTGACGTATTTAATTTAATAGTAGCTGACCCATCTCCATTTAAAGAAATAGCTTGACGATGAGCGTCTGGAAGTGATGCTATAAATGATACTTTTTCCATATTTTTTTTGAGCTTAAAATGCGGTTCTAAGCGATTATTTAATTAAAATGTATCTAAAAATTTCTTTAACTCTTTGTTAAATTCTATTACTGGATACATTTCAACGGGATAATTTATTCTGTTTAAAATCCATTTTCTTGCTAATTGTTGTATTTTTATTTCTTTTTTTAATAATATACCAATTTCTTCTATTTCTTCATCGGACCAATAAGGCATATTCACAGCTTTTTTATATTTTATTTTTAATTTTTTTTGAATATAATCTTTTTTCTTATAAAAATCAATAAAAACTTTATTAGATGCAATACTATTACATTCTTTACAACAATCAACTAAATTTTCTTTTCCATATTCTGTAGTTAAATGTTTACCTGTTCTTTTACCAGAATAATAATAACTAATTGGTATTATATGATCAATTGTATTAGCATATTCGCCACAATAAACGCATTTTTTTGTATCATTCATATTTTTGTTAACACAAAACCCATCTGCCTAGTGGCTAACCGTCAGGGAAACCACTTAACAAATGGGTTTTGTGTCTGACGGTTAATTAACTATATAACCATTTTAACAAGAATATTTTATACTGTCAAGGTTCATACCCAGATATTGCGTTTAAATCGCAGTACACCGCCAAATTTCGTTAAATTTCGCTATTCCTCGTCTATAGTTGTAGTCAACTTTAACTCTTTTTTAATTATATTCACTTTTTCGTTATTTCCTTCAATTAATAATGAATAAGATTTATAAGCTGGCATATATTTAAAATAAGCACACTGAGCCAGAATGTATTCCAGTTCTTTTGATTTCATCACAGGCAACATAGAAGCGATCCTGTCTATATACTCTTCTTTTTTAAGTCCTTCAATTTTCATAATATTTTTTATACTTAATCATAAACTCCTTGTCCTTATCAGTTAATTTATATCTTTGCTTCTCTAGATAAAACAAAGTCTTTTGTAAGAATCTTTTTTGTTGTTCGTCCGAATGTAAAGCGTTACCGATATGACAAGGGTAATTGCATATCGGTCCAGCATTGAGGGGGGATGATTCAAGCTTAGAATCACCGTCCCCTCTTCTTGTTATATGGTGTAAAGCATCCCAACAATTTTTTCCACAAACCCAACATTCATAATTGTTCCAGAATAACTCTCTATCTTTTTCAGTAAAATTATTTTTCATTAGAAAGGGATATCCGCTACTTTAATATCTTCTTTTCCTTCTTCTTTAGCTGTAACTGGAGGAGCTTCTTCTTGAACAGTAGGAAATACTTTTTCCTTCATCTTATCAATAATTCCTTTCAAATCTTTTGCTTCTTCATTAATAACCAATGTTTCTTCTTCTGTAAGTGGAGTATCTTGTCTAGCTGGAATAACTGCATACTTTGTATCTAATCCTTTCCCTGAACGAGTTATAGTAATATCATATCCAGGAGCATCTTCAAATCCGTAATCTGTTGTCTTAGCAAGATCTGATAATTGGTCTTGAATCATTGACCCGTAACTCATTAATTTAACCTGACCATCAGCTCTATCAATTACCCAAGTCATGAACTGAACTTTAGATTTTAATGAAACATACACTTTATAAGCCTCATCAATAGATACCTTTTCTTCTGGGGTTGGAGGATTTTGAGTACCTTCTTTTAACAGATTCATCGCATCAAAAGCTTCTTTAGCCTTTGCACAATATTCACAACCATCATCAAAGCCAATACAAGTTATTGGTTTTCTTGTTTCGTTATCATAATGTCTTCCGAATGCTTCAAAACCTGAAACAATTCTGATTTTGTTTTCTCCGTCTTTGAGATTAAACCAACCCCCACTTTGTGCTGGCTCATAATCTTTGTAGTTTGTCATAGTTTTTTTTGTGGCTCTTCAACGATTAGTGCTTTTATTTTTGCTTAATTCGTTATAAGTGCCTTTAGTTTATATTTAAATCGACCTTTATTATACCCTTATTTATTAAGTCTAAATAAACAGCAACGTTTTCTGCTTCCTCTCTATGTATTCGACATAATCCAGCTTTCGAATAAGTTTCTTGTCCGCAAATTAAACAATGTTTTTTTTCATTACTCATATTATTTAAATTTAATATTTTTACCAACTAAAATTCCTACAAAGAATAATCCTAAATGTGTTGTAAATAAAATTAAAATATCCATATTATTTTTTTATTGCAAAATATTCAGGAAACACATTATCGCTAGGCTTTGCATTTGGATATAATGTCTTGAACATTTCGTTAGCTAATAAACCTTGTGCCAAAAACTTCTCGTTGTCTTCTTCTTTTAATGGCAAGAAACTCCAACCTGCTTTTGTTGTGTTTCCTAAATGAACCAAACCTGCTTTAGTTACGTCTTTATCCATTTCTTTATAAAGACTTAATTGTATCTTATGACTTGGATGAATACTTTTTGAAGTCTTCCAATCAAGCACCCATACTTCTTTATAATCATCTATATTTAATTTACATTTTAAATCAGCAGTTCCAGCTAATTTTAAAACCGTACTCCAAAGAATATACTCGCTTGATATTACTTCTGGCTTGTACTTTTCCCAAAATTCTAGAAATCCTTTTAAACAATTCAATACTTTCAAAGCTCTTTTAGATTTAAACTGATCTGTAATTTCTTCCGTTGTAATTTTTTTACCTTGTATCAGCCTATCGATCGCTTCATGCACATAACTCCCGTCTTCACCTGCTTCTTCCATTATTTCTTCCGCACGTTTATTGCCGACATCTCCCTTCCATTGCATTAATCCATAACTCATAGGCATAGCACAACCAAGCATATAAGTCACCGATGGCATATAGACATCTTTTGCTTGATAAAATCTTTCATCAAACATTTTGACATTGATTTGTTTTACTTCACTCATACTTTTTTATTTTAATAAATTAACTTTTTTATGTTTCGGACTTCTCATTAATGGTATCCCATCCATAATATGAAACCAAAAATCTTTGACAAAATTTGGACTTTCCCATGCAACAGGCTTTTCTACTAGCTGTGCTTTTATTTGTTTCTTCATGTCTTAATTATATATTATATTTAAAAATAAGTCAAGTTCTTTTATTCTTATTCCAATCTTCTCTGCTGATGCTATTATTAATTCTTTTTACTTTTACATTAACAGTTCCAAGTTTAACATCACAATCGTCGAAAGCTATATCAACTTCTATTTCTCCTTTTCTTGGATATTCATCTGCTTCTAGTCCTAACTTCTCAGCCCAAGTTTTAGCCCAGTCAACACCACTTCCACTCCATATAATTATTTTAGCACCTTGTTTTTGAAACCATTTTAAAATCGCAATAGTTTCATAATTAGGAGTATCATTACCAAAACCAGAAGCAACATTTGGAACAATTAAACAATCATCTACGTCAAATGCAACAACAAGTCTTTTTTTATTATTTTTTGTGTGGACATTTTCCATAATAGCCTATAGCCTGATTACAGTTATGGCACAAGACCCTATAACCATCAGGATAATTATTTCTTCTTAAAAAAGTATATATCATTTCAGTCATTTTTTTTCTATGCTTATTACCACCACCTTTTATATGGTCAATAGCAAGAAATTCATAAATATTTTCTCCACAACAATCACATTTTAATTTACCATTACTATAATACATTAATGCATCATATCTATATTTTTTATTTCTTTTTCTAGAATCTTCATTATGACAATCTTTACATGGAGAATGTGGGTGCGGTATTCCATAATTAGAACGCCAATAAAAATCATCTACTGGTTTATTTTTTTTACATTTATTGCATTTTTTAATTTCCATATTTATTATATTAATTACTTACCACTCCATTATAACAAATATGGTGTTATTATGCAAACATGTGATGTCCTTGTGCTTTGAACCATCTAAATATCGCTATCGTTTCGTAGTTTGGAATATCTTTAGCATACCCAGCTACGCTTGGTATTATTAATGTATCGTCTACATCAAAAGCTATTTTCATATTTTTTTTATTTGTTGCGGAGAGAGGATTTGAATCTCCGACCTCCTGGTTATGAGCCAGATGAGCTACCAGACTGCTCTCCTCCGCTGCCTTTTAATTATTTTAATATTCTAACTTGCTTTACTTTCTTGCCGAATTTTTTGGCTTCTAGCCATGCACCTTTTCCAAAACCCATAAAGATATCAAATCTTCCATCAAATCTTTTGGCTGTTCTATCTCCACAAGTATAATGTATACCGTCAATAGTAACCTCTGTTCCAAATGGAATTGCCCTTGGACAAGCTATTGCACCAATATAAGCCCGTTCTGTATTAGCCATTGTACATATTCCACTAGGGCATGTTTCCCAAGATGAATAGGCTGTTACTACTGCTTGAAATTCATCACTTACTTCGTAAACTTCTAGATCGTCAATTGTTAATTCTTGTGCTTGAACTTTTTGTATCATTTCAATTTGTGCTACTTTAGTTTCAAGCTGACCTACATATTTTATATAGTCTACTCCTTTTGAAATTGGAGTGAACCATACAAATAGAATTAACATTAAGAGAATATAAGCTTTGTGAGTTCTCCATTCTCTGTTTGTTAATGGAAGCTTATTATTTTTGGCTAGCTTCTCAATAAGCCAATTGATTACTTTTTTCATACTTTTTGTTTTAATTTTTATTTTTGTTATGTTAATCCACCTTGTTTTTTATGCCCGAACTGTCGTTGTCTTTCTTAATGTATTCACATCGCTGTCGCTTCAGATGCCAAACGATAAGTTCAGGCTATTCTTTTAATTTTAAAAATCCTAACAGTAATCCTTCTAAACAACCAGCACATATCATTATATCTAATCCTTCTGGTTTACTCATTTCTTCTTTAGGATATTCTTTTTCACATTGATGACACTTCATAACTGTACACCTAATTTCTTAGCTAGTTTATCACTTTTATATCCAGCATCATCAAGTAAAAATTTTATATAGTAGCTGTGAAATTGATTTAAAAAATCTTCTGGCTGGTTCATCCTTCTTAATATAATTTTCTTGACGCTTTCAAAACCTAATTTTCTAGCCCTATTTCCTAGATCACCTTGCTCTAAACTTTGCACGCCTTCTATAAATCTTATTTTATTTTTTATCTCCATTTTTTTCCTATGTTAATTTTTATGTTTAATTGTCTTGCTAATTTATTACCTGAATGATTATCTATTCTGTTAACCATATTAACAAGTGCTTCGTTTAATATCTTCTTTATAAATTCACTATCTTTCTCTAAAAGCATTTTAGATAGTATTAATTTATTTTCCTTTTGTTCATATCTGTAATATTTCTTTTTTAATCTTCCACTAATAAATACTTCAGGCTTTAAAATAATATTATATTTTCTGCAAGTCATTTCTATATATAATTTTGCTATTCCTAACATCATATTATTAATTATTCTCCAAATATTCTTATCTCTTGATCTATACAATCTTGTTGGAATTCTAAATTAATTTCGTCTTGTAATAATTCATCTATTTCTTCTTTACTTAAAGCAGGTTCTTTAGAGCAATTAGGACAGGGTTCTTTCTTATTGAAAGTATCTATACCAGTTCCGTTGCAATAAGCACATTTGCTTTTATGGTAGTCTTGCTGCTTTGTTGTTTTTATCATACTTTTTTTATTAATAATCTATTGTTCTTTCCAAGTTGTGGTTGCATGGCGTGACCCGTAACTTAGAAAGAATTTAGCCTATCAATAATTCAATAAATTTTCCTTGTATCTAAGATTTATTGAAATAATGTTTTAAACGTTCTTTATACTTACAAGCTAAACATCTAATCCACCAAATTCCTTCTTGTTGCTCCTTAACTAATTGACCAACTGTTTCACATTTTTTACAATATTTATCTTTCATATTATATATATTCTTTTTCATATTTAGAATAATTTTTCATTATATCTAAACAATCTTCTTTAGTTAATCTATTAGTTGAAAGATCTATTACAGTCCTTGCATCAAACATATTTGTAAGTCCTGACTCTTGTATTCTTTTGTATAGGTTAAATTTTTCTTTTGTCATATTATTTTACGTAAACTTCTATGTCTTTTTCTTTTAGAAATTCTATGACATCTAAATCGTCCTTACATCCAACATGCCAATTTACTATATTGTTAATATTCTTCTCTTCTTTATAATCGTATATTGTAACTACTTTGTGTGCTTTTATAAAAATCCAAGTCAACTGAGTTTTGCCGTCTCCGCTTCCTATTATAGATGGAGATCCAAACACGTCTATTAACTGTTGTAAGTCCATTCTTAATACTATGCCACTAAACGATGTTCCTTCTGTTCTTTTTAAGTTTGATGTCTTGTTAAATTTCATACTTTTATTTTTTAATTTCTTTAAATAATTCTGTTTGATCTAAGTTGAATACGGTCGCTGAGCCTAATGGCACCGATACTTCTTTTATCTTTCCGTCTTTATCTTTTTCAGAAATTTTATTAAATCCTTTAAATATTGGCAAACCCTTTGAACCTTTTTTTATTTTTCTTTTTACTTCTCTAGCTTGTAGAAAAGTAAGCCACTCATTTGATTTATAACCTAATTCTTCTTTAGCTACTGAAAGCTCCATTTGATTTTTTCCTTGGTAAGCTAGTTTTGTTATGTGATTGATCTGCATACGTTCTTTATTAATTTATTATATATGTATATCCTTTTACCTCGCACCATCTTATCCATTCTGCTCTTTCCTTTTTGTTTTTTGTTTTGATTTCTATTGTTTTCATATTATTTTTTAATTTTTAATATTTCTTTTACTAAAATATCAGTTGCTTCATCAAATTTGTTACACCCGACACTTCCTAAATAACAATTTTTGCTATCTCCTGCGTATGGAAGCTCTCCATTCATATCTATATACCCAGCTTTACCATTTATAATTATTGAGTCTGAATTTCTATGTTCATAGATACAAAATGTTTTAGAATTTATTAAATTGATATTTTTTCCTTTGTTATTTTTTTTTGAAGCTGGGAAAAATGTTAATCCAACTTCTCTACAATTAGTAAAACATCCTACGTAGATTTCATAATTTGCTATTTCTTCTTTTTTCTTTAATCTTTTCAAAACTTCTAATGAATTTTTTAATCCTTGATACATTTCTATTTTTGCATATTTTCTTTTGCTCATACATTTTTTATTAATTGTTACTTAATCTCTTATAATTTAATTATACACCCAGATTAAAAATAAGTCAAGTGCTTTAACCTAAAAATACACCTTGTTTTTTTATCTAATGTTAGCACTTTTTTAGCTATATCAAAAAGTTATGCACTTTTTTATTCTCCAATTTTTTAAATTAAATCAAAATAAACGTAATTATGCATAGTTATCCACCACTAAAAAACCCGCCAGAATGACGGGTTAAAAAGAATGTTACGCATATATTTGGCTAACTTCTTTTTATTTTTTTCTGTCGGATACCAACTTCCCAAGTCCTAATGGAAGTTGTTTAGCACCAAAATAATAGCCGATAACTACGCCAGCTAGAGCTTGAACGAGCTGGGAGCCAGCCTGATTAACTGCAAAGAATAAAGTTGCAATTGCCCCTAATACTATTAACACACCAATAATGTCTCTAGTAATTTTCATAAACGTTTAGGTTAATATTTAAAATAAAATTTTAGGAAGTAATTCCCACTCCTCTGCTGTTAGATTTCGACCATTTGTTCTAACTGCATTATCGAGTAAAAGTAACGTCCCTCGGTCGCTTGTTTCAACTACTTTTAATTTGTCTTGCATAATTCTACCAAAGCCTCCTGTTGCTTCATTCCTTACGAAAAGCAAATCATTGTCTTTTAAAAATTTTTCTACATCCATATTATCACGAATTACTTCTGTGACTGTAAACTTATAGCCACTTGAATAGTAATTATAATTAATACTTAAAGTTTTAAGAACGGTTCGTAATGATCTAATATTTGTTTTGTTGTCCTTCTATATTTAATAACTGCATGATTCCATTTGTCTACTGTGTTAATGTAAATACCATCTTTCTTTATCCAAGCATTTACATAAACCTGAGGCGGAGAATACATCAAAGCTTCTTCAAAATCCTTAGCATACACAACTTCAAAATGAATATTAAATCTTTCTTTAAACTCTAGAGCAAGTTCTTTCATTTCTAAAGTTATTGCCTTCTTATTATAATATTCACTCTCCGGCATATCGTCTGTAAACGGTAACATCTGTTCTGGTATCAATCCAAAATAATACATACCATTAGCAACTCGACTCCCTGTATTACCGACACCTACTTTAGTGTTTGAATTTATACCTACTTGTCTGTCTGAAAAATTAACCTCTCCATTTACTAAATAACCTTTCTTAGTTAGCCATTCAATATTACTTGATAACAATAAATTATTCTTTATCAAATACTTAAAATAAACTTCTAAAGCATTGCAAGCAGAGAAGGCAACGCAGTTATGAACTGCTACATTATTAACAATATAAGTATTATCTATATTAACTTCTATATTATATACATTTTTTATTTTATTATTACTTTTTTTATGTTTAGCATTTTTTGACTTTGTTATTTTAGAAATTTTTTGATATAAATATTTATTATCTTGATTCTTTTTAGCTCTACTTTCTTGATAATTAGACTTTCTAATATTTTTTAAATTCCAATTAAATATTTTATTTATTTCTAAACCATATAATTCTAAAGTAAACACATCTTTTCTATTTTCTTGTTTTTTTCTTTTATTAGTATTACTTTTTATATTATTTCTTAATAATATTCTATACACTTGTTGTATTAATTTTTCAGAAGTACTAACACCTATTATTCGTCCTTTTTCTTTCTGATAACAACCATCACCGTCAAGCCAACCTTTAACTATTTCTAATTGTAATTTTGGATCTAAAAACATTAATCTTTTATCTAATTCTTTCTTATCACATATAACATTTCCAAGTTCTTCTAACAAATCTCTCAAAAAAACATTATAACCTCTGATAACCGCTGACTTACTATCTTTATGTTTATTAACTGTAAACTTAGTTCCAAATAAATTATTACAAATTTCTATAACTTTATTTATATAATCTACTTCTTCAATAGAAACAGAAAATTCTATTTGTCCACTATTACCACCACTTCCTCTAACTGCTTTATTTTTATTAACAATTTTATTTTTTCTTTTTCCTAAACTTCCTTCCGCTAAATAAAAACCTAATAACCATAAAAAATCTTTATTTTTTTCAACTTCATAAATAGTTTTATCTTCTACTATTTTATTTATTTTTGGAATACAAACTCTATCAGTTGTTTTTAAATCTTTAGCTTTTTTCCATCCATTTTCAGTTAATACTGGATGTTCATTTGTACATTGAATAGTATCATAAATGCCTTTCACTTTTATTTCATAAATATAATCATCATATTCTCTTTTCATTACTGCGTTTACTCTTTGCTTCCTTCCAATATGTGTCATTACATATTCTCCAACTTTTATTTCTGATATTCTTTTAGTTGTAAAATCTTCCATTAAAACTTCTGTATCATAAGGAAAACAGTTCCAAGTATCGAATAATCTTTTTTGTTTTTCAAATCTAACTAAATACTCATACCAATTTCCATCAGGAATTAATATTTTATTCGCTACTTTACTATTACTTCCTAAAAATACATAATCTTCTATCGGTGCTGGTTCGATTATTAATCCGTAGTTTTTTTTAGGCATATATTTAATTTACCTCTTAGTAATTTAGGCGAGTTTAAAGTCTTCGCCTACGACTATTTTTCTTTCTTAAAGAACGGATGGTTGCAAAGTTTTTCAATAACGCTTTGCCTTTTTTGAGGAGTTGCAGAGAAGTATTGGACAGGGTATTTGTCCAATAGATACCGTACAATTCTGCGTAAGCGTACAGCTTCTTTGTGTTCCACATTGAACCTCCTTATCTCATTTTTATAGTAAAATACATTACCATGATAAACCAAAACCAACCCCAAACAACTACAAACCAGAATGCTAACCAAAGTAAAGTTTTTAATATTTTTCTTAGCATATAATTAATATTTAAAACATAGTATTTTCTACAATCAAATAATTATCACTATCAGTTGCTCCACCAGTTCCTGCTATTCCGCCTGTTGTAGATCCACTGCCTCCAGCAGCACCACCGCCACCACCAGCTCCACCGCCAGCACCAATACCACCTGCGTTCGAACCATTAACTCCATTTTGCTGTTGATTACCACCAGCTCCACCAGCTCCACCAGCTCCAGCGTATACTCCTCCACCAGCTCCACCACCACCTCCGCCAGCTAATCCTACGCCACTAGCACTGCCAGAATTATCGCCACCTGCAGCTCCAGCCCCTCCGTCAGCCGTTATAGTACCCGTATTAGTTCCTACAGCATTATAAATTATTAATGCTTGTCCTGATGCACCCCCTCCACCGCCACCGCCTGCAGCTGCATTTTCATAACTTCCAGCCACATTATCTCCAGCAGTGCCAACATCGCCACCTAAATCAATCGTACCCGTAAAATCCAAAGTGCCTGCACACTCTATAATTAAAGCACCGCCTCCATTTCCACCATCGCCACCGCTTCCACCAGGATTTCCTCCTCCAGCTATAGAATGACCTCCGCCCCCGCCACCACCTCCAGAACCAGGAGTTAAGTGATAAGATTTTCTAGTCGCTCTAGATGCACTTGGAGTAACATATAAAAATTTATTTGTATAAATTGCACCAGCAGTACCCCCTGATCCACCAGTAGCAGTTCCTTTATCTCCCTTATCGCCAAAATGGGTAGTCGTATCATCTAAAATTAAAATAGCTTGAGTTCCGTCTGTACCATCGCCTGCCGCTGCTCCTGTTCCATCAGCTCCTGCACCACCAGCCCCTTTCGCACCACCAATCCCACTTAAATTTATAGCACCAGAAATATCAACAGCACCTCTGCATTTTAATATTACTAAAGTACCTGTCGTTGCAGGATTTTGAAAAGCTAAAGTAGCACCGCCAGCAACTGTCATAGTAGTATAATCTTTTATAAACACAGATGCATTCCCTATATCTAAAGTTGTTGTACCTGCAGCCACATTTAATACTCCATCTGTTGCATCACCACCAAAATTATTTTGAACACTTTCTAAATTTGTATTGAGTTCAGAAGCTAGAATATCATTTCCTGCAACTAATGTATTAATTGTTTTACCCATATATTTAAATTTATTTGTTAACTAATTGTAATAGTCCAATTATTTAATCAAATATAAATTAGATTTTAATATTGGCTTATTTTTTAATCCATGATGTCTTTTATGCAAGCTATCATTCTGAAAATAATATAAATTTTCTTTTCTATTATCATTTTTTATTTCATTTATATGATGAATAGTTTCACTTCTTTTTAATTCTCTACCTATTATTCTTTCAACTACTACTCTATGTTCTACTCTCCATCTATTTTTATCATCATGGACCATTACATATCCGGCTCTATTTTCATATCTTCCGCCAGACCATCTAGGATTATTTTCACCTAGCCATCTTTTATTACTATCTTTCCAAACCTTTTTCATATGAGGCATTTTGTCATCTTCATATGCTTTTTTCATTGAATTGCTTTTTTTCTTACAAATTTCTTTACTTAATTTTTTTCCATAATTTGGATGTAATTCTTTTATGTAATTTTTTTTGTGAGTCTCGCTATTTTTTTTGTTTGATTCTTTTGTGTGATGTTTTCCTTTTATCCATGGGATTTGACCTTTTTTACTTTTACTTATTTTATTTTTTATTTCTTTAGAAAGTTTAACACCTTTTCTTGGTGAAATTCTTCCAATATTACTTTCGCTTATTTTTTTTAATACTTTTTCTCTAATTTTTGGATTTTTCGACCAATGCATAAATTTATATTTAAGAATTATATCTTAATTATAAATCATATTATTGTAAAAGTCAAGTCTATTGTATTAGTTTACAGAAATCGTCCAGTCGACCGTAAGCGATTCTGTATTACTCTTTGCAATTCCAGTTGGTGCATTTAATAAAACATGGCTAAATAAAATTCCACTATCTGCAACACCAGTAGCATCTGAAAATATACCTGCTTCATAATAAGTGTCATCATCTTCTGTAGCCGAGAAAAATCCTGTGACATAACCTACATTAGTTGAATTAGTTCTACTTGCAGTAGAATTTCTATACACTTCTGTTTCAAGTGCTGTATCCCCGTTTGCTACAGCCGTTGTTCCAGTACCAAGAGCTACATAATTTACAAGCATCGTATTAGTTGGGCTTGTATTAGTTAAATTATTAGCAATCATAGTTCTTCCAACTGTTGGAATAATATTTACCTCTTCGTAAACACGTTTAATCTTGCCAGTCTTAGCATCTTGTATTGTTATTTTATAATGTCCTCTCAGACATACTTTTTCTTGTTTCATATATTTTAATTATTCGTAATAAGTTGCGTCATAAGTACCCTGTCTTCTTACTCCCGAAGGAGTCATTGTTGCATAAACCCATTCTACATCATAATTTAAACTTTGAGCTGTAAATGTTTCAGCTATTGAAATTAATTCTGTTTGCATATTATGGTCTATAGAAGATGTTAAGGTTTCTGATATTGAAGTTGCTTCTGATTGGGCTTCAATTAAATCTATAATCTCATCAGCATCAATTGTAATTTGACTATTCTTATCAGTTAATTGTTGTTGCATCCATTCTATAATACCATACGTTTTTGTCGTTACTACGGTGACATTATATTGAAAAGTATTATACGTTCGCATTTTTGTAGTAACTCTATTTATTAAATAATAATCATCAATATCATGTGCTGTTGAATTGATTCTTAATCTTTGTCCAGATTTTAAACCGTCAGTATAAGTTTGAAATGTTCCTTCTATTAAACTAGACTTGTAAGCGTCTAATTCTGCATTTGCTCGAGCAATAGCCTCGGGCTTTGTTTTAATTGATTTATCAATTATTAAATATTCATATACTCCAGATCCGCCTTCAGCAGTAGCCATTGCAGTAATAGCATCATTGTTTGCTGTTTTAACTCTAACTGGTAAATAAGGTCTTCCACCAACTCTCATAGCAGATCCTACACTTGGCTTATCAGCATCTTTAAATCTTATAAGCTTTTCTTCAAAATTCCATAATGCATCATAGCTATTTGCATCATCTAAATAATCTAGACCTATTGATAATGGTTGCCCTGTTAACGTAACTGTTAAATCACTATATTTATATGCTATATCAAATATATTTCTAGTACCGTCTGCCTCAATTTCTGTCGTAAAAGTCGAACCTAAATATTCACCACCCCTAACATAAACCGTATTTCTTACTTGCGAATTATCTTTTTGTAACCTTAAGCTATTAGTAACATAACTAGCGTCATCATCTTGTATGTCGAAAGGTGCATTCGTAGCGTCTTTAGCGAAAAAATGAATATCTTTATCATAATCAATATACCAATCATAACCCACCGTGTCAGCAAGTTGTTGAATACATTTTGCTAATGGTAAATAATTAAATCCTACATAATCTATTTCAGTAGTACAATCTACATTAGCATAAGTAACTCCCTCACCTAAAAGATATGTATCTACCATTGATATTATAATCTGATTAACAGTTTGCTTACTATATGTATCTGGTACTAACTTCCTATTTAAAATTCTTGTATAATCTTCGCATTCAACATCAAAAACTAAAATGCCACTACTATCTAAAACTTGATTAACCCTAACTATTATTCCACCAAAAATCTTTGTACCGTTGTTAGTAGCAGTAACATCTTGTCCTATTGTTGGAGAATAATTCAAAATAGAACCTCCTCGTACTTTTGAAATTGAAAGTTTGCATCTATCTACTTGACTCGTCAATATATTGTCAATTCTAAAACTATTAACTCTGACAAATTTTGTCTTATCAACATCATTTATTTTAATTACTATTGCCATATTATTCGGATACTAATTGATTTGTTTTTACAGTTCTTAATATCATATCGCCTATCTTTTCTGCCACATCTTCATCTAATAAAGTATTACCAGTTATATTTATTATAGTACTACCAAAACCACCTGTTTTATTTAATGGGATTATAGCTTCTGGTCCAGCTTCTCCAACCATGCCTAATGTTGGACGAGTCACTATTCCTCCATCTGCAAATCCAGTTACGGATGCTCCCTTTGCAACTATGCCACCGAATACATCTTTAACTTTTTCTTTAGCAGAATTGTATGCTCCCATAATTGAATCTATCTTTTCTTGAATCCAATCGACAACCCCTTGTATTGGTGCTTTAACATCTGTAACAAATTGGTTAGTTCTTTCTACAAGGGCATTCCATATAAAATTCCATGCCCCTAATATGCTTTCTTTTGCTACGTTTAGTATTCCTGCAATAACACTACCTAAAGTAGTTAATATTTTCTTAATAATGTTCCATTGCATTATAAAATGAGCAGTAATAGTATTCCAAATTGTTATCCAAATAGTTTTTATTATTTCGAGGACAGATGAAATAGTTTCTCTGAATGCTTCCATATATAATAATGTGTCCGTACCTAACAAGTTAAAGAACATTTCCATCAATCCTACTATAAAATTTGTAGCAACTGTAAAAATAGATTTTATCATTTCCCATTTCTCTATAAAGTATCCAGCAATAGCGTCCCAAACAAATCTAGCTGCCGCTGCAATTAAATTCCATACTGCAGACAATACACTTGCAATAACATTCCAAGTTGCTATTGTAGCCGCTTTTATTTCATCCCAGTTCTTTATTATTTTATAAACTGCAAGTCCAATTGCAGCAAGTGCAATAATTACAATACCAATTGGATTCGCTGCTAAAATTAATAATGCCGAACCAACTGCACTAATAGCAGTTGCTAAGAAACCTAAACCAGCTATGATTGATGGTAAGAATCCAAGAAGTAATAATAACGGTCCAATCACTAATGTAAGTCCAGTAACCCATTTTAAAGTCTTTGTATCAACGTTTCCAATAAAATCTGTTAATTGCTGTATTAGAGGTAATATCATCGGTAATATCTGAGTACCTAATTCTATCATCGCAACATTTAAATTGTTTTTAAGTATAGCATATTGAGCTGCTGTTGTTTTAGTCTGTTTTTCAAATGCTATTTGTAAACTATCCGTACTATTTTTCATTGTGTCCATTATTCCAGTAGCGTTCTCGCCAGCCTTCCCAGTTAACATCAACATTGCATTTAATCCTTCAACTGAACCAAACATCTTTGCCAAAGGGATATTATTTTTTTCAGCCACATCTCTTAGTTGTCCGAAAGTACCAACTAATCCTTCACTTTGTAGCATTGCATCAAAATTACTAACACCAAGTTCATCCATAGCCTCTTGCATTTCTTTAGTCGGTTTTGCTAAATTAGATAATGCTGCTCTAACTTGAGTATATGCAATTGATGCTTTTAAACCTGACACCGTCATTGCCGAAGTAGCAGATATCAAATCTTCAAATTCAACTCCCATTTCATTTGCTAATGGTGCTACCTGACCAAAACCTTGTGCTAATTCAGATACAGTTGTTTTACCGCTATCAACTGCTAAGAAAAAAGCATTAGCTATATTGCCAGAATCTTCAACTCCTTTTTCGAAGGCATTCATAGCGGAAGTTAATATATCTGTTGCTTCTGCTGTTGTACCTAAACCACCTACTGCTAACTTTTGACTATCATTTAATACTTTAATTGCATCACTAGCGTCACTAACTCCTGCTGAAACAATAGCATAAGCAGAAGCACCTAAATCCTCAGCAGTCTTAGGAGTTGTTTTTAACAATTCTTTTATTCCATCTCCTAATACTTTTACTTGTTCTCCGCTATCATCAAATAAGGTATTAACATCTGACATAGCTTGCTCAAAATTAACAGCAGATTTTATTGCAGTACCAGCCATTGAAACACCAAAACCTGTTATTGCAGTTCCAGCTATCTTAGCCTGTCTAGAAACTTTATCAAGTGATATACCAGTTTTCTTGAAAGTAGTATTCATTCCTTGCAAAACTTTTGTAGCTTCGTCTTTGGCTTGTACTAATATTTGTAATTTACATGTCATTGCTATATTATTTTCTTAATTTTCGTTGTTCCCTTTTGTTTTCATTATTTTGATATGTAACTTCCGTATTTATCTTTTCAGTCAATGCAGATATAAACCAAGAGGGTTGTTTAAGGTAAGTGAAATAATCCCATTTCATTTCGTGACAAAGTAAAACAATCGATAACTCATACGATACCCGCCCTTTCCCACGAGATAGCAAACTACTATACTCGCACTTTATGAGTTTTTTACCTCCTCGTCTGCGTTTGTAACTTTATTAATTTCTTTAACCACAAAATCAAAATCTTTTGATTTCATATCCAAAACATTTTGTACTACATTTTCTTTTACCCCATTAATATTTACTATAATAGTTTCAAACGCAGT